TTGCCATCCCAGTCCAGGATCACAATGCCCATCGCCCAGTTCGCTATACCCTTAGTATAGGATGCTTTGGTTTTGTTCATGAGATTACCTGCCTCTATACCCCAAATCGTCCTGTAATTGGCTCCTAAGCCCTCTGTATACGCAGACATACCCAATTTGTGCGTGTGCCCACAAACTACGCTCTTTCCTGCCTTTTTGGCAAGATTTAAGGCAGTTATGCCTGGATTGGGGTTTGTGTTGCCTTCATCGCCATGTGCCAATATCCAATTTTTTTCAAACTCATAAAAGGTTTTATGGAATTGAATGCCCATAGTTTCAAACTGCATGAATTTTTCGTACTGCAATTCAGGTAGGCTGATTAAGCCAGGTACCTTTAAGAGAGTGTTGTATAGGCGATCAGTATGATTAGAACGGACAATATGAGCCTCTCGAGCGTGCTCGGTGAGATCCCAGAGAATCGACTGAGTAAGTTCACGATCCCGGTGTAAAGTCTGCTCATAAGCCAAAGGTGTTTTTTCAGCCCAACGACTGATTGTTTGAAAATCAATCTCATCACCGACATTAAGTACACTGTCGAACTTCTCCCGTCGTGCTAACTTGATTACGTTTTTAACTGCTTGCTCGTGATGAAATGGAATTTGTAAATCTGATATTACAAGATAACGTTTCAGTTATTTAGTCCTCATCTTCATCGTCATCGTGGAATGGGGTTATGTCGGTATCGGCTGTTTGTGGAATTAGCCAATCCGGCATACTATTTTTGTTGTCCATTAAACCCAGTGCCACTTCTACGCTGAAACCAGCCCGGCGAAGCGACTGATACCAACAGTGCAACGCTATGGCATGCATGTCCAACGCAGTCGTTTCTGTACGAGCCACGCTTCTGCGAACATGTTTGACTGGCTTCTTTTTGGCTGCCATGTTTTAAATTATCGCTCTAAAAGAATGTTGTAGATCTCATCGACACGCTGATTAAGGCGTTTAATTTCAGTCAATAAATGACTAATAACATACCCGGCAAATCCGCCTAGTATGCCAATCGTTGCGATGTACAGTGTAAAGAAATCCTGCTCGGTCATAGTTTGGTTGTTATCCCGTACTCAGATTCTTTTGGATCTAAAGCCTTGACTAGAGGTGCTACAAATGCCCCAAGCAATACTGCGTACTCTGGTCGCATATCTCCAGCAATTGCCAAAGCAACTGTAAGTCCAGATGCTGCTACTGCTCGCAGGTAAGATTTGATTGCTGCTTTATGTTTTTTGCTTAGTTTCATATTTTGCCTCCGAGAAGTGGGATGTCGAAAAACGATGAATCCTGATCTCCCGCAGGGCTAAAGGAAAGGTGGCAGTGCGACTTGTGTTGGTTAAAACCTTTGTAAGTCCGGTATTTCCAATTTCCTCTAGCAGACATAATTTTACCATCAAAGATTATGTAACTTATGCGTTTGCGCTTATCTGCTTTGGCGTAAAGTCGCAGTTGCTCTACTAGGTGAACCATTAAATCTTTGATCTGGCTAATATCTTTATCTACATCAATTGCTCTGACCACACCAGTTTTTGCAGGTATGTGATCCGACTTTGTTCCAGCAGACATGTGCCTAGCGTCCGCTATCCAACCATCTGAGCGTCTATCCCTATCAGGAAAATTGTCGTCAATCTGCTCTCTTAATTGAACCGCAGACTTACTAAGCCAGGGTTTCATTACGATAGGAGAAGTTTTGCTTCTTCTGCTGTAATGCCTAAACGCTCAAGCAAGGCTGCCTTTTCAGCAAGTTTTGCTTCAACTTCGGCTTCAATTATTGCATTTTTCTCAAGCGTTTCTTTTTGCAATTTTTCAATTGCTTTAATTTCACTTGAAGTTAATTCAATTTCTTTGATTTCACCTGTTGCAACATCGTGTTCTATTCTAAACATATTATCCACCCCATAATTCATAGTTACCAGCAGTAAAACTTCCATCACCTAATAAAACTAAACTTGATACTGCTTCAGCGACAATGTACACACCTTCTTTTTGTTCTATAACATCGGCTGATGAAGAATTTTTGTAACGACTTGTTGATCTCCAAGTGGTAAATCCTGCGTTCTTGCAATTTTCAAAAACGATAGTCATTGAGTTTGCAGGTGAACTTGTTGGAATAACACTTTGAAAATTAAAATAAACACCCGTTGCTGAATATGTCCAACCACCTGTGGTAGAACCAGTTTGATAAAAAGCAGTGCCAGGATAATTTGAGCCACCTGAATTGTTGTTAATTCTAACATATTCGGATGAATTGGCATTACGAGTTACTGCGTTTATTCTTAATTGTAAATAATCGTAAGTGGATAAACTGCTTAAAGTTAAACTTGCTCCGCTTAAACTACCTGAAGCAATTAAAGAAATAGTTTTAGTTCCACCAGCAGGTGCAGCCCAACTAGGAACACCGCCGGCAACTGTTAAAACGTTTCCAGTTGAGCCAATTCCTAATCTTGTGTTTGTGTTGGCAGTTGCTGAACGATATTCAATATCGCCTAAAGTCGTTGATGGGTTTAGGGCTTTGGTAGTTGTATCAATCGCAGAACCAAGTGTCCGCATAGCCAACGCACCATCTTTGACCAGATCGGTGTCATCTGCGGTTTCCCACCCATAATTGGTAGTTGTTGCCATATTAAGAAATTACTCCTATCGCTGTTCGCCAGGTAATTGTACCTGATAATGTGTTCCATGCTTCGGAGGCATTGACTTGATTCCATGATTGGAATACGGCCGAGAACTCTATTGGGCTGAGGTTGATCGTCAGGTATAACTCATTGAATGATGTGCTCCATGACCAGCCCTCTACATACCCCTGAAAACGCCCCTCAGAGGCTATTTGAGGCGGTAAATCGGTGATGGTGAGTGGTTGACCCATAAACACGTTTAAAAGGTGATCTCGGTCTGTATCGTCTAATTCTGGGTTGGTTATTGGGAATGTGATGCTGTCAAATACTGGGTAAGGATAGGCACGAAGATCCAAGTATCGATTGACGATGTTTTCAGCATCGGCTGCATTTTTGATACTTGAGTTAATGCTCTCTGATTTGTACCCATAAATTGAGATGCTGGTTGCATCCACTGCTACTTCTAAATCATTAAAATTATTGCCATAGTTAAGGGCTATATCGTTGCGGATATTACCTGCCTGAGTTGTTGTGGTAAGTCCTGCTCCAATTGCTGTATTTGCTGAAACTTCTACCGCACCATTTGCAGCAAGATAGTTTTGGCGATGGTCTGCATCTGCATAACCGATATTGCCATTATTATCTTCATATAAATATCCAAAGCCTGAATTGGCTATCTGTGAAGCGATGTTGTAAATTGTATTTACCGATGATCCACGATTAACCATTTCATATTGGCCGGGTTGATCTATATCGCCAAGTCCTAGATTCTCAGCAGTTGCCCACGTAGTCGTTGCATCGTAAGTCGCCCATGTTTGTGCGGCTGATACACCAACCCAATCACCTAATAAAAACTCTGTAAGCAAAGCATAAATCTGATCTCCATCAAACTCTGATGTTAATACACCTTCGCTGATTGTTTTGGCCAAGCGTGCAAGTGAGCCCATCGCGATTAGGTTGTATGAGTAAACCTTGCCAACTGATCCAGTGCTGCTGACTGATGTAGTTATATCTGTGATGTTTCCGCCAAAAAGGGTTGTGTATGTGCTAGTGCTATCTTTGACCTGAAGTGTTAGTGAATCGTTAATATCAAATACGTAGTTTTCATCCTCTAACGCAACTAATGCAATTTCTATGTATGACGGGTTTGGCTGAATGTAAATATCATCTCGACCAGATGCGTGAGATATATCTGATATTGCAACGTTTGAATAATCAACGCCATTAACTAGCAATCGCCATTCAGGCGTGAAATCACTCATTGCTGAAATCGTCTAATACTTGCTGGATCTAATGCCGGAATTGATCTGGCAGATGATTGATTTAATACCTTTGCAACTGCTCTGGCTGCGCCTTCTGAATCCACTGCTTTAACTGTAATGTTATTAACTGTTGTTCCTGCTCTAGCGGCACCGGCTGCTA